TGTCAGGCGTGAAGCCGTAGACCTTCTTGCTGATGGCCCAATACTGGATGCCAATGTTGATCAGGTTGGACAACAGGAAAAACAACGACTCGCGAGAGCTTAGGACCTGCTCGGAAGTCAATTCTCCAGCCAGTTTGCCGCAGCGACGTGCGCCGTGATCAATCAGCGTTTGGACCGTTATGACGGTTGTACCTACAGATCCTGAGTACGCCATGTCAGCACTTCCATCTGTTTAAGGCTGCCGCTTTGCGAGTTGGCTTGCCTTTTTCATCTTTCATTGGCCCCGGCATCCCGCTCATTCTTGCGCAAAAAGAATCTTTGCGTGAGCCACCTTGGGGCTGTGGTGCCTTCAGGTTGCTGCCGGTTGCCGCATTGTATTTGGCTCTACCCTTGGCGGTCAAGCCAGCGCCCTTGCTGATCGGCAGCTTCTCGCCACGGCCGACTGCAAGAGACGGGCCGCCAGCCTTCAATTTTTTATCTGAAAACAACTTTTCAACCATGTTCAGCCGTTGAGGTTTGGTTGTCACATCGTTGATGATTTTGACCCGCTCAGGCTTGCTTTTAGACGGCTCGTAGAAACCAGCCTTTTTCAAAGACTTGGCTACTGATGAATTGTTTTTTTGCATGGTCAGAACCTGTATTTGGCCGTTTTTTGGGCAATCTTTTTTGGCTGCGCTACAAACTGCTTCCCGGCGGCTTTGCCTGCTCGTTTGGCTTTTGTTGTTGCAGCGTACTCAGAAGAGCTGAGACTTTTGATTGCAGCGCTTGGAAGGTATCTTTCACCCGTGTCAGAAGATTTTTTACCACTTTTGGTTCTCCAGTCTTGCTTGCCCCAATCACTCAGGGATTTCTGTGGCGCTTTCATTCAAAATCTTCAGCGGTTAAACCGGCCTCTTCAAGTGCCAATTCTTCAAGAATTTCGTCCGTGCCACAAGTGCATGGGCCATCTTCTTTAATGGCGCAATCGTCCATATGTCCTGCATATTCAATCACGATAACCTCCTCCAGCCGCCTTGTATTTCTTAGCGACAAGTTGTGCTTTACGAGCCGACCACTGACCTGCGCCTGTGCCTTGCGTGGCTTCAGACTTTACCTGCGACACAATTCGTTTTCTAAGCTCCGGCTTGGTGTAATTACCAGCGGCATTTACGCTACCACCATCCGCCATTTTTTTGTCAGCACGAGCAAACTCTTTGCCAACTTTTGTCGGGATGCCCACCTTCTTGGCAAACGCCGGATTGTGCGCAACCGCCTCCATCAACCTATGTTGAGCAGGTGACTTGCTTGGCATGATTAGTCAGGGTTTTTAATGTAAATGCCCTCAAACTCAGCAGAGACATTTGAAGCCCCCGCTGAAGCAACCGCCCTAATTTCAATGTCTGTTTTTTCAGTAAAAACAAGGGGTGCGTGCAGGTCAACAACAAAGTCACCGTTGCCAGCGGTACGCGCTGAACTTTGAATTCTAAACACACCACCCAATGGGCGTTGAATCAACTGAAAATTGGTTGATGCGTTTGCGGTTGAGTTTGCGGATGTGAAGAAAACTCCCATCAAATACAAGGTGTACCCTGCTGGCACTGTCCAAAACGCCATCTGTGTTTGGTTCGCGGTAAGGGTAATCATGCCGTAAACGGTTGCAGGTACACCAGAAGTAACAGTGCCTGTACCAGCATAGATAGTGCCTGCGGCAGTTGCTCCAGAACCAGCGGTGGTCACATACATACGAGAAATACGCAAGTAACTGTTGCCAGTGTTGACTGCTGTTTGCCCATCTAAAAGGACAGACTCGCTAATTTCGTTGTAATTTGCATCAAGACCAAAAATAGCAATTGTTCTTGCGCCAGTTCCAGCAGAAGTATCGTCTGCGCTTGAACTGGAAATTTTCATTACAGTGGCAGAAGCGGGGTACACATATGTACCGCCTTGCGCCCAAACTGTTTCAACAGATGTACCAACATCGCCGTTGATACCGAATTTAAATAAGGTTTTGTGACCATCAACTTGCCCACGGGCAACTTGCAATTCAAACGGCTCATATGCGCCTTGGCGCGTTGCGGAAGAGTAAGTTCCCATTATTTAATCTCCAATTAGAAGCGGGGGCCGCAGCCCCCACTCAAGTTCAGCAATTCACCGCACCACCCCGCTTTTTGGCGGGAGTGACGGTGACTGACTCTTTCGTCTTGGTCACGCTGTCAGCAGTCTTTTTGGGCATAAAAAAGTTTTTTGCTTTACTGGCAAGTTCTTTTACCATGCCCAACGGGTTCAGCGCATCCTCAACGTCACGGCTGTACTTTGGCGCTTTGTCATAAGCCCCTTTGGACATGTCTTCCGACTTTTCAGAGGAAGAGCCTCCACCATTCATTTTTACCGTGCCACCACGCTTAAATGTGCCAGCAAGCTCGTTAATCCTTACAGGCTTGGAGGCTGGTTTGTTGCCTTGGGGCATCGCGACGGGACGGCCTGAGTTAACAGTCCCGCCCGCCGCGTAGGCTTTTTTTGTGGCACCACCTTTTTTGTAAGCGGCAGACATGCTGTTATTCATCATGCCATCATCCATCATTCCGCCGCCCATCATGCCGTCACCAGCCATGCCGCCACCCATCATGCCTTTGACTTTGCCACCACTTTTGTAACCGCCGCCGTTTGATTTGGCAACGCCACCAGTGGCATATCCGCCTTGGCCCTTCACTACACCCCCGGTAGCAAACCCGCCTTGGCCGTTGACTACGCCACCAGTGGCCATTTTCCCGCCATGCTTCAGCTTGAGAGACGTGCCCTTGCCGCCCTTATGCTCTTGCATATCGTGCTGCTTGAAGGCCTTCTTGATCATGGCCTTGTCTTGCGTCTTGTCAGCCTTGCCGCCTTCCTTCATTGGGGCGGACGGCATAGGGGGCGGCATTGAGGGCTGCATTTGAGCAGCGCCACCAATCGGACCCGCCGGGCCGGCACCGGACGGCATGCCGCGCATGGCACGCCGGCGCATAGCCAGAGACGGCTTCATAGGGGCCTTGGCACCCATCATGCCGCCACGGGCAGGCATAGCGCCCATTGGCGAGCCCATCATGCCTCCGTCAGCCTTCTTGACTACCTTGCCACCCTTTTTGAGTTTCAGCTCAACTGAGGGCTCGGTGGTCTCCATCTTGACCATTGGTTTAAATTGACCCATGTCGCTCTCCTTATGCTTGTGTGACGCCAAGAGCGCCAATACGGGTTGCATTTGGGCCTGCTGCAATTGCTGGCAGGGCTATTCCCATCACAAGGCGCTTAATGCCGTCTGCCGCCGAGGAGGGGGTGTACGTTCCGCGCACGTCACCAGTGGTGGTGGTGGCCGTCAACGTAGCGGCCGCAGCAAATGTTCCTGCATCTTCAGCTAGGGTGTTGTTCCAACCTGCGCGAGTGATGTACCCGGCATCAGTGATGCGCAATGGCGCACCCAAGATGTCTGTCGTACCCACCGCAACGGTCACCACGCTTGCACCAGAAGCAGTAACACTGGAGATTTGGTAAAAGGCTTTTTTACCATTGACAGTTGTTGACGCCACGGTGCCTGTCGCAATCACCTCGCTCATGGCCTGACCGTAGTAGTCAAAACCAGATACCGTGATGTTGACAGTAGTTGGGGAGCCAGCGCCTGTGGTTGTAGACACGGCACGAGGGCAGTCAAGTTGCAACACTGTGGCACCACTAGCTGTGACGACTGATGTCACACCTGCGCCAGCGGCCAGCGTGAGCGTGGTGGCAGTTGTGATCACAGCGGCAACAATGTTGGTTGTCAGCTTGGCTTGTGGAACAGCGTCCCAGACGTAAACTCGACCTAGTGGGCCGACGCCTACGCTCATGGTAGATGGGTTCTGCAACAGCGCATTCCCAGAACCAATGATGGTGGCGCTTGCCACGGTTTGTGAGGCGCTTACTGTGTAAGTACCTATGCCGCCTGTACCCGTACCAAATGCCGTGATGTACGTGCCATTGGTGAGCGAGGTTGAACTGTCAAGGAACATACCCACAAAAATTGGGTCACCAGACAGCATGGCGGTGACGGTCAATGTCGTGGTGGCGATTGAACCAGTAAAAGTTGCAACAGCAGGGTAGGCGTCCGCGCCTTGATAGGTAATTGCGGAACCTAAGAATAGGTCATCAGAAAATTGAGGCATTTTGATCTTCTCCTTGAAAAGCTTGATCAGGTTTAACGAAAAAGGGCTGGCTTTTTAGACCAGCCCTTGTCACTTTACACGCCGGGTGTACCGTACATTGCACGCGGGTCGGTAAACCCGGGGATGTAACGCTCGGTAGCCTTGTAGCGCATGGAGTCGGTCTCGAAGTCGCCTTCCATGGTCTTCTCCAGCTTGCGACGCATCATGAGCTTCATGCCCTCTGGAGCGTCAGTCTGGACCCAGAACGCGGTAGCGCTGGTCAAACGACTGATAACAGCAGCGCCCTCATCCAGCAAGCCGATAGACTTGACAGGGTTCAGGTCGTTGTTTGCCGATCCGGACCGCAGCACGCTTTTCAACAGAACTTCGGCTTGGAAGACGTTGCCCGGGGCGACCACCAGTTGGCGGGGCACCAGACGGATCTTCTTGCCGTTGTTGTCAACAGCTTGACGGACTTGGATCAGCATCTGCTCCAGACTGGTCTGGCTCAGGTTAGCGGCCGTGGCCAACTGGTTGCTGAACGTGCCGTTCACGATGGG